GTTAATTTATATATAGAAAAAGGGCAACATGCGCAAACATGTTACCCTAATGAGCCCGTTAAAAAGACGGTGGCTATTTTAGATTAAAGATTAAATTAATAACCATTTAACCATCGAAACCAGCCAAAGTTAGCGATGGTTATTTTTTATTGCTTAATTCAATAAGCTTGATTACTAGACCTATCAATGCAATAAGGAATAAACCAAACTGCAACATGGTACTAATTGTAATCATTAGGCGTCTCCTTTCTAAAGATTTCAGTAATGCCACCATAGGCACCACCTCCTTATACTCAGATAGCCACCATCTATCCAACTTGCTCACTTCTGCATATTACCATAATTACAACAATAAATAAAAAGTCAGTACCGAAGCACTGACTAAAACTTATTTACATTTACCGAACCAAAAACATGTCCAGAAACTATAACCAAAGATTAGTTTAAACATTTTATTCACCTCTCTTATATGCCCATAAGCATACGCAATAATGCTATAATTAGCGACCCAAATATTGTCCCAACTAAACCAAGCACCCACATTTTCATATCACGTATGTTCTTATCATTTTCTTTCTTATTCTTTTCATCTATTTCTCTTTCTTTTTGAATAGCATCTAAGGTTTTATCTAATTTAATGTTAACTTGCTCTTGGGTTTTTTGACCTAATTTAATTTCGTTGAGTGTGCTGAGCATTGTTTTATCATTCTCTTCTAACCTTCTGATGCGCCATTCATGTTCGTGTTTTTTGAACCACCCCAATTCAGTACACCCGCTTTCTAAAAGAATAAAGATTATGAGTATCTAACTCATAGCTTTTCATACTGTTTCAGTGTTAACTGTTACCTCTGGAGATAAATCTGATCTTTCAACTACTTCTTTAACTACTTTCACACGTTGTTTTTTGTTAGTTAATTGATATAACAAATTTAACGTCTCCGCAATTTTCTTAGCGTTTTCTTCAGATTTAAAATCTTGAGCATGGTTAACCATTTCAGAAGTTGTAAAACTTCCTGTGAAATCTTGATATACTACACGTTCTGTACCTTCTTTGTCGATTTGTACTAAAATAAACCTTTCTGTATTGTTGATAATTTCTTTTGCCATAATTAAATGACCTCCTTAAATTTTTGTATAAAAATAGTGCTAAGGATTACTCTTCCTCAGCACATTGTTGATTTTCTTTATTTTCTTGTATATACGCTTTTAACATCGCGTTTTCTTGTGTTAACCTCATAATTTCCTGTGATAAATAATGAATTGTATATTCAGGATTAGCTTGTAATCCTTGTTTGTTATCCTGCATTCTTTGACTCCTCCAATTTCTTGATTCTTAGTTGTTGTTCTTTGATAACAGGGATAAGATGAATCCATAGACGATCATACGCTATACCTTCAATTTCTCCTTTGTCATCATACGTGACAAACTCTTTTAATCCTAAATTCTCCACCTCTTCAGCAATCAAACCTACGTATCTATCAAGTTTATAGGTGTCTTCCGATAATTTTCTATCTTCTCTCAGCTCTCTAGCTAAAATTTCAGACTCAGCTTTATCAAACCACGTTCTAATAGGTAAGTTAAGAATAGCTTTTGAATGTTCCAGTTGTTCATCTCTATCGTTATATTGATTTTCGATAGATAACTTGTATTTACGCGCTGATGTCGAACGCCCAATTGTGCCAGCAGAAGTAATATGCAAATTAGCTGCGGCCGAATAAGTACGTCTATAAATTGAGTTAGAAGCTATCCTATCTCCTGCATCATCTGAACCTACAGACAGTAGGTCTGTACTCTGTATATGAATATACCTATTACCATCACGTCGTTTCAGCATATTAAATTTGCCATACCCTGCTTCGATTGTTGTATCTCCACCTGTTGCATATCGTCCATTAACAATTTGAACAAGACCTTTATTTCTTTCTTTAGAAAACCTGATACCCGCACCGTAATCATAGTTCTCATCAGAACCAAACATAATATAACCGTCACTCGAATAAGCATTATCTGCATTAGACAGCGTGAATGCAAATCGGTTTAATCCAGGCACTTTGTCTGTGTTTGGATATAAATACACCGGTGCCTGTTTGCTTTTGATATTCGATGAAGCGTAAGACTCCAGAACAACCCGATTATTATCTGACGTTAGTGCAACGACACCACCATAGGAATTGATTGTTATACCATTCATGCCACTATCACTGTAAGTTTTATCCCACCATTGAATCGTACCAGATGAACCACCGTCTTCACCTTCACCATCAATATAAGTCGAAATACCAAAATGTGACATATAAAGTGAACCGCCAGCGGTGTTATTTCTAAATCTTAGGTGACCGTCTTTCAGTCGCGTAAAAATATCGTCTGTTGAACGTTTCCCTCTCCAAGTACGTTGCACAATACCACCTAGTTCAATAGAATCATTCTGTATTTGAACATATCTGTTATTGTCACCGCCTTTAATTCCAATTCTATTAACATTGATATCAAGGCCCTCTCTTGATAAATTAAGGCTGTTGACAATATCGGTTTTATCTACTTTATCTCGCATATTTTGGATAAGAAGGTTTATTTCTCTATTACCGTTAATATCAATTTTATCAGCATTTAATCTAATACCACGTGGCCCCACATTCAAAGCTTGAGCCACTCCGTTATCATCATATCTGATTGTTGTTCCATCTGTAACGTTTTGAACAATCTCGTTTAATATATTTGAAAGTGTACGATTGGTTGCATTAAACTCTTCTTTAGTAGTTCTTAATTTGATTTCCTTACCATTTTGTATAATTTGAGAACCATAGCGAGTCAATGTTTTCCTCTGTGCATCTGTGCTTTCTTTGACCTTGTTGTCTGTATAAACATTAGCTTTCTTTTCAGCGTTTCTAGCCTTTAGTTCTGCGTTTTGTTTTGCCTCTTCAAGTTTAGCTTGAGCATCTTGTATAGCGCGTTGCTCTTCTTCCGAAATTTTACCATCAGCATACGCTTGCGATTCCTTCTCTTTAAGATCATCTTGAGCATCAATGTATGATTTTAAAGCTTCTTGCGCTTCTTGATTTGCTTGTTCAATACTTGCTTTAATCTCAGGATTATTGGACAAATCACTTAACTGGTCATCAGTATATTGTTTTTGTTCTTCCAATCCGTTTCGATATTCGTTTAACGTAACTTTATCTTTGATTTCACCTTTTAAAGTCGTTCTCTCAGCTTCAGCAGTATCTAAACGTTCAACAATACCGTCTTTGTCTGTTTTATAGTCCGATGTTTTTACATAGTCACGTAATTGTTCTTTTGTGGATTCTCTAGCTGCTTCAATAGCTGATTTAACAACATTAGGTTCTCCGACTAACTGCAAATCTTCATTCACCGTTAAACCAAATTTTGTTGCTATTATTTCCAACGCTTCTTTATATTTTTCATCAGTGTATTGTGACTGTAATAATTTAAATCTATCTGAAATGGCGATTTTGACATCTTCTACATCTGTATAAACATCTTGTAATTTCTTTCTATACTCAAGAAATAAAGCTTGTGTATCTACCAACCGACCAATCGTTGCAGTTTCGGGTGTCATAGATTCTAAATTATTTTTAATTTGATTATAAACATCAATCACAGCGTCTAAACTTGCTTGTAAGTCCGCTTTCAAATCATTATCTACTAAGTACTCGCTATTCAGTAATTCTGTAGCTTCTGACAAAAGACTAGCGTGTTGTATAGATAAATTAATAAAAATATTGTTTAATTCACTGAATAGCGCTTTCTCTCTTGTTATACCACCTAATTTTTCAACATCATTTGGTGTTGCTTCAATCCATCGACCATTCCAATATCTACGCAAGACAGCAACATCAGGGTTACTTGTATCATACCAAAGCATATCATTGACTGGATTTTCTGGCGGTGTATCACTTTTGTGTATTTTGTGTTCAAAGTATTCTAATTCACCATCTACAACATCTTTAACTATAGTGTTGATATTGCTAATATTATCGTTTAACTTTTGATGTATTATGTTCAATCGCTTGTTAAACTCTTCTCGTAATTCTGATTCTTTGAACTCTTTAGGTTGACCGAATGTATATGTGCTATTTTCTGAAATTATGTTATATTCTTCGGCAATAACTTCTGCCTCTACATACAATGGCGGGTTAAAATCTCTATGTTTTACTCTGACTGTATCACCAATTGATATAATCTCGTGCGGATACGTAACTTCCAAATCAGTAGAAGTAATCTCATATGACATAACTGCCGACTTACGTTTATTTAACTCTGTTTTGGCTAAAGAACGCAACCGTGTTTCATTCATATTTTGATCATCTGATTGTGGTTCATATATCCCCCAAATATAGCGCATAGGTAGGTTGAATTGACTTTGCGCTTCGTCATCTGTCACAACTAGCTCTAAACGCTTCCCTTTGTCATTTTCAGGTCCCACAGCAATTAATGCTGTTTTGATTTCTGACATATCAATCTTCCTAGTTAACCCGACTAAATCTTTACCATATTCAATTTCTTTACCTTTGAATAAGCTGTTTTTCTTTTTGAGTACTACATATCTACCTTTGACGGTATTAGAGCTAAGCTCAATATAAAAATCTAAAACCATTTTATAGGTTGTACATAATTGCTTTAAAACTTCATATCTAGTTTGATAAGAAGTCCATGACGTAGTACGTAAGCCATCGTATTCGGTTTGTTCAGAAACTTCCCAACCTGTATCGCTCAACACATCTTTCAATGCTTCTGAAGTTGTCTTTTTCTCAAATTTTCCTGGTGCATACGGTTTAGCTGTTGTTATATCAGCAAGATAAGACGCTATACATTCTATCTCTGTGTAGCCGTCCATCGTATCTTGAACCCAGTTAATAATAAATTCACGCCATTGTTTGTTTGAATCCCTTATAATAACACGATGTCGTTCACGGAACTTTTCAGCTCTTTCTGATGATATGAGCAGTTCAAGCATTTCTGAATTGTCATTAACATTACGTTTATGAATCGCTCTAACTAAGGAAGGGTCATCAGTAGAAAGGAAATCTATAATCTTGTCGTTAAAATCTAAAACATGTATCACACTCTCATCTCCTTTCTATAAATATCTATCTTGCCATTTAACCGTCGTATCAAAGACGTTTTCAGGTTGTATGATTAATTCACTGTACCCAGAATCAACATTGAAATAATTACTTCCAAACGATTTCTCGCTCAACATTGGTTCCTCATTGATGACAACACTTTTTGCTTGCATATCTATTTTCACTAAATCACCTTTTTGTATAATGACATCCCTTGCGCCTTTCGGTTTCGGTAGAATCTCCGTATTGAATGAACCTAATCCATTCATCTCCATCCACTTATAACCGTTATACTTCGCACTATAGATAGCTATGATAGAAGCTGGACGCTGATAAAACTTACCGCCATCTATCCACTCTTTCTCATCCATATCAATAGGTTTACGTCTATCTGGGTCTTTAATGTGATCAAATTTCCAAGTTTTAATAGAAAATTTATTACCTACTCTTCTGAGCCGCATATAAACAACGATTCTGTCCAAGTTATACATTATCGGTTTATTCTGATAGTCGTATATCTTTTTGGGGTCTCCTTTTTGGTTATACAACGTAACAACAATATGTCCTATTTTTCTATCGTGATATTTATTTTCATAACCAATAGAAGCAAGTAACTTACCATCACTATCATAAATATGTTGTGCTGTTCTTCCGGCACCTTTACCTTTTTGTTCAACAATACATTTATAGGTAATTTGAAAATCTGTCATCGCTTTAGGGAGCCCTCGTTTCGTGCCAGCACCAACCCAACCTTTTGCATCAGGAAAATTAGTTGCTTTATATCCTTCGCCAAGATTGGATATCACAAAATCACCGCCGACCTTACCACCTAAATCATTACTTGGAATATCTTCAGTAATCATCTTAGTCCAACCTTTGAAATCACGAAACTCACTATGATAAACAGGAGGCATGTAATCCTTAACTTCTTTGGTTACCTCATCATCACCAACCATAAAATAATCTTCATCATTTTTAGTGATCATAAAGTAACTAGATGGTTTTATCGCTCGAGCTTCAACAATTAAAGGTGTGTCAGCAGTGCCGTTATTAACAACCGATACTTGGTCTGAAATCGCAGTATTTTTATTTCCTGTTACTGAATATTTGTAAGGGTCTGTTAGTACTACTTTTATAGTGAACTTCACTGAACCTCTTGGGTTTTTCGGTAATTTTAATGGCCCATCAAAATATGCAAACCAATACCAATTTTTCGATTTGAACTTTAATTTTTTCGGTTTTAAATTGTCGATATCAAAAAATTTAACTAACTCTTCCAATATATCGTCATGCTTTTTTTGTCCACCTGGCGACAAGGCTTCATTTCTAATTATTAGAGGTAATTCGAATTCGATATCATTTAGATAACGAGCTTTAGCAATAGAACCTGCTCTACCTTTCACACTTTCCTTTTCAGTAACAAAATTAAAAGAGGGTATCTCAAACCCTCTTTGTACAACTAACCATTCAATGGTTTTATTGTCTATTTGAATTGTGTCTTGCATTAGATTATCGTACCCCCTCTTCTAAATTTAACCCTTGTAGCTTCATGACGCTCTCGCTTATCGATAGAATCGTTTACTTCATCATCGAACACATACTTATTAATAACTGGTTCATAATCCTTATCTGCAATAACTTGATTAGACTCAACCAAACTAACCAAACAATTAATAACCGCATCCAGTTTATTCTCCAATGTATGAATATAGTTTGTATCACTATTACTTATACTTGGATTTGGTAGATTGTTAGGTCTTTTGTTTTTAGATCGATTGTCAATATCATTAGCAGCTAAAGCTAATAATTTATGAGCTTCATTCGCTCTACTTGGATCAGTAGGAATTATCCACTCTGGATACCCTTCTTCTCCTAAGTGATACAATCCGTTGTAGACTTTGCCACCAGTAGCATATGCGTAATCACCCGCACGCTTAAATCCATCCCAACCGTAGCGTCTAACAATGTACTGCATTGCTGAAATACCTTGATGAACAGGATTGTTGAAGTTAGTATAACCAGACTTCGCATTAGCTCTAAATGTTGAACCGATAATTTGGAACAATCCTTTTGAAGGGTCACCCCTTCTTGCGTTAATATCCCAATTATTCACTGCGTTCGCTTGATAGTTACTTTCACGCTTTGCAACTCGCATCATTTGGTCGTGAATCCATTTACTCTTATAACGACCACCTAAGATATTTTGCGCTTGTCGAATTACTCTGCTGGCATACGTTGCACCACTACCGGAAGTAACTCCACCGCCACCTATTGATAATCTACCTTTTTTCTTGGCGTTTCTTAAATATGGTTCGGGGTCAAAATGGCGTCCATTTCTTCTCATTTCAAAATGTAAGTGCGGTCCTGTACTAAAACCTGTATTACCAGTTAAACCTACAACATCACCCGGTTTCACCATTGTGCCACTAGGTGGTGATTTGCTAAAGTTTTTCAAATGCGCAAATAGCATATCGATAACTCCACTAGTAATTTTTACATAATTACCATAACCACCAGACATAAATGGCATTCTTGTAAGTCTGCCACCCATCGGTGTTCTAACTTCTTGATATACAAATGGAAAATAGACACCTTCATGAAATGGTCTTCCAGTTGCAGCTGTATAAGCTCCGGTACGTCCATAATGATAATTAATTTTATCAGGGTCTAATATTCCGCCGACTAAATCGCCACCGCCCATTGCTTCTAAATTCTCTTTTATCCAATCAGTAGCACTTTTCTTAATCTTAGACCATGCAGCTTTTGTTATGTCGCCTGCAATTCCCATACCTTTAGTTAATGAATTGAAATCAATTCCAAAAGCTTCAAGTATATAATTTAAAAGTTTGCCTGGATTTTCCATAAAATCTAAAACATCGCCAACTTTATCGCCAAGCCATTTGGTACCTTTACCTATTTGATCTTTTGTCCAGTTAAATGCCGATGATGCACCGGATTTAATATCTTTCCACATAGTACCTAAACTAAATCTTGGAAGCGTTCCGTTTAACATTGAATAAGTTTGTGCACCGTTGTATACTTTTGAGCCTTTAGGTAAATAAGCGGTAGTATCTGTATTAGGTGTGATTACACGTTTACCATTAGGGAATTCAATCATTTCATTTCTAAAACCATTGGGACCATTACCGCGTCCTTTATCTCCAACTGTAGCGAATGTATCACGTGCAATCTTACCGTTTTTAACTAACCTTGTAGTAGTATGTGTGTGCTCTGTACCAGTGTGTAACTTCGGTATTTTGTCCATACCCAACTTACCACCTACCCAGTTTAAACCTTCAATCAGTTTATTAAGACCCTTTTTAATAGCACTTACCATGCCGCCGATATGGTCTTTGATTTTACCAATGATAGATTTTAAACCGTCACGCATATTTCCAAAGATACTACGTACTTTGTCCCACAAACGACCAGCTATACCTACTGTATTATCTTTGATAGAATTCCAGATGTTTGTCATCCAATTTCTTAATTTTGTAAATATATCTTTCGTCGCATTCCATAAACTTGTGAATTTAGATCTCACACCAGTAAATAAAGAATGTGCTTTATCAACTGTATTACTCTTGATATTATTCCATGTGTTAGATAGCCAATTTTTCATATTTGTAAAAATTGATTTAACACTATTGTATAAGAAACCAAAAATACTTTTCGTTGCATTCCAAATTGCCGATAACGATTTACTAAATATACTTTTTATTACGTCCCAAATTCCTGCTATTAATCCTTTGAGCAATCCGCCGAAGTATCTAACAACACCTAGAATTTTACCTACAAACCATAGTTGTATTAAATTCCAAATTAACTGTACAGTACCTTTTACTATCATTACGATACCGTCCCAAACACCTTTCCAATTTCCTGTGAAAAGGCTAGAGAACACTTTGATAATACCTAAGATAATGTTAATGGCGCCTTGTATTACACCTTTTATATTCTCCCAAGTGCTGATAATCAAAGCTTTAACCGCCGGCCAAATAAATTGCATCACTTGCCAAATCGCAAACATGATTGGTTTGATAATGAAGTTGAAAATAAATTCAAAAGTTGCTTTAATAAAACCAGCTATATTTTGCAAAGCTTGTGTTATTTCTGAGCCATTTTCTTTCCAGAAAGAGGCTAATTGACCGCCTATCTCTTTGGCGAAACCAACGATTACATCAACTACTTTAAAGAAAGTTGTCCTAATCGTATTAACTACATTTTGTATTCCTGCTACAGTTTCGGGTGGGAATATCTTTTCGAGAGTGACCGCGCCTTTACTATCACCTTTGAATAAATCAAAGAAACCTTGTAATGCTAGTTTAGCTGCTTTAAATGCGTTTGCTACACCAGAGATTGCCTGATTTACAATATTTCTAAAAGTTTCTGAACGTTTATAAGCTTGATAGAAAGCTATGCCAATACCAACTAATGCACCTACAATTAATGTTATAGGTAACGTTAAACTGGATATCGATACACCTAAAATTGGAAACAGTTTAACAAGTGAGACGATTTTAGTTCTTAAAAACGCGAATACACCACCGGCTTTATTAACATTTATTAACAGTGGTCCTAAAACTGTCATTGCATTCCCCATCACACTGATAAACAAACCGAACATAAAAACTAAAGGACCTAAAACTGCTGCAAATAATCCAAACCCAACAATAGCTAATTGGATTGATGTTGGTAATTTAGTAACCCATGTCACTACTTTACTAAAAGCACTTACTATAATCTTTAGTGCGGGTTCTATTCTGTCATAAATCGTTAAGGCTAGTTCTTCTAATTGCGACCTTAAAGTTCTTAATTTCCCGCCTAAACCAGATTCCATTGTATCAGCCATTCTTTTAGATGCACCTGTTGATGAATCTATAGATTTAGTCAATTTTTGATAATCTTCATCAGAAGCGTTTATAATCGCTAATGCTCCCGACATCGCTTCTTTACCAAATATTGTAGCGGCAGAACTAGCTTGTTGGTCTTTTGAAAGATGTTTAAATTTTTCCCTCAGTTGGTCTAAAAGCTTTCGCATAGGAATCATTTTCCCATTACTATCTGTAGTAGATATTCCTAAGCGTTCCATTTCATTCCCCATAGCTCTAGTTGGACTTGAAAGATTGGTGAACATTGTTCGTAACGCTGTACCTGCTTTTTCACCTTTGATACCAGCATTACTCATTAAACCTATCGCAATAGATGTATCTTCAATCGTGTAACCTAACGCACCTGCTACAGGAGCAACATATTTAAAAGCTTCTCCGAGCCCTCTAACATCTGTATTTGCTTTTGAGCTAGTTTGTGCTAAAACATCTGCGAAATGACCACTATCTTTTGCTTTTAAACCAAATGCAGTAAGTCCATCAGTGACAATATCACTAACTGCGCCTAAATCTTCGCCTGATGCTGCCGCTAAATCCATAACACCGCTTAAACCTTCCATCATTTGCTTAGAATCCCAACCAGCAAGTGCCATGTAATTTAATGCTTCAGCCGAATCTGATGCGCTAAATTTTGTAGTCGCTCCCATTTCTCGCGCTTTTTTCTTTAAAGCCTCAAACTCTTCGCCTGTAGCGCCTGAAGTTGCTTTAACTTTTCTCATACTGTCATCAAATTCAATACCTTTTTTAGCAGCAACAGCAAACCCAGCAACAACCGGTGCAGTTACATACATAGTCATGTTACGGCCTACATTTTTCATACTGTTACCAATTTCTTGAAGTTTGGGACCAAAATTATTAAAGTTGGTACCAAGTTTTCCCATTGCAGTATTTAATGCTTTCTGCTCTCTTTGCATGTCTTTTAATTCTTGTGTGGCTTGGTTTAACTCTCGCTCATATTGGTTTAATTTAGCGTAAGCTTCATTGTATTTAGCAGCCGCAGCTTGTGTCTTTGCACTGTTTTCACCAGTTTCTTTACTAAGTTTGTCATAACTATCTTTCAGCTCTTTAGTAATCTGGGCTTGAACTTTTTGTTTTTTACTTAAACCTTCGACTTTTATCTTCGACTTTTCTAATGAATTATCATATCTAGAAAATTGTGATAAATTAGCCGAAAGCTCACGCGAAACCATTTTCATTTGCCTATTTAAACCTGTCACACCTCTATTGAATCCAGAACCATCTAAATCAACCTTTATGACCATATTACCTATAGGATTAGGCATTTAAAAACCTCCTTTCTTCCAAGATGTAAATAAAAAATCAACCTTTAAAGGCTGATTAAAAAATATCTTTAAAACTTTTCGCAGTTCGCTTTGTTTCAATCTTCGATTCGACAATGTCTAAAAAGAAGTGTATCGGCATGTTAGCCACTTTTTCTGCATCCATGCCGTTTTCTATCAAATCTTTAGCTATTTTCCTGTAATTGTTGTAGACAGCTTCAGGTGTTAAATCTTCTTTTCTTATTTCTGATTCTCTGTCACGAACTTTTTTGTATCGCTAGGTTCCCCACCTGTAATGCGTCCAATTAACTGTCCAATCTTTTCAATACCTTCTTGACCATTTGGTAATCCTTTTTGAAGTTCTATACTAGTAAATTGATTATCAAAAGCTTCAACGATGAAATCCAAAACTTCTTCCAATACTTCCATTTGTACAGCCATGTTGTTTTCGTATTCTTCTTGCTTGTTTTTGTATTCTTCCTGTTCTGTCACACTTAAGTTATTAAATTCTTCTTCTGTTAGATCTTTAAAATCAGCCCCCTTAAAGGCTTTGTTAAGTTTCAAACCTAATTTTGAACCTTGAATTGTTTCAAACAAAGTAATAATCGGCTTTGCTAAATACTTTTGATATTGCGGCTTTCCTGTTTTTGTAAATCCTGTAATTAATTCAATTGATGTACGTTCCATTATTAAATTCCTACTTTCTTTTTAATTTGGCCAAAATAAAAAGAGGGCGTTAAGCCCTCAAAACTTACATTTCTAAATTAGATTGTACTGTAATTTGCACAGTATCAGTTTGCTTTCCTGCAGTCGCTGTAACGGTCGCATTACCTTCCGCCAAACCTTTAACGAGACCAGTTGATGTTACGCTAGCATACGTTTGCCCCTCAGTCACTGCATAAGTTACTTTCTGTCCAGATGGTTCGGTTGTGGCTGATAGTTGTTTAGTAGCATCAACTTTAACTGTAACTTGTTCATCAGTGACGTTTACAGAAGTGACTTCAACTTTTTCTGTTTTTTTCATTTCTTTTTCTACAGGTTCCATATTTTGTTCTCCTCGACTAGACATGAATTCATCATAAGTTTTACCAAATGTTTCCATGAATACATAATCGCGCCCTGTAGTGCTTCCTTTTTTATCATAGCCTGTAACATGCGAGCTTTCATCAAATAAACGATCAATAAAGTTACCTTCTACATCATCATTTTGGAATTCAACCTTATCTTGTTTCGTTTGCCCTTTGATGCTTGAACGAGTGAATTTACCTTTGAACAAGCCAACCCATTCTGAAGACTCATCATGATTACGTCTTTCAAATACAATCGCTACATCTGGCGGAATATCCTTAGCTCCATATTTATAACCACCTACACCTTTTTTAGCGCCATTCAAGAACGCCTTATCGTCAGCAGGAACAGTAACAAATGTTGTCTTAACACTCAGTTTACCATTAGATACAGCAGTTGCTGCGACCATATCATCTCCATAATCTTCCTCGGTATCTTGTGGACGGTCTACTTCAATTTCTTTTAAGAAACGAATACGTGTGCCAGCTCCAGTTTCCCATTCATTTTCTGTATCTTTTAAAATAGGTGCATAATAAAAGTTTGATACCCCAATTGCGATACCCGAAACTCCTGTATCTGCAAAATGTTGTAAGTTTAATTTTAAAAATCTTGGTGCTTGTTTCAATTTTTCAATCATTTAATTTTCCTCCAATTTCATTGATAAAATCGAGCCTTTTGCTCTTATAATATGTCTGAATGACATGACGTCACTCTCGTATAACGGTTCTCTGTAATAACATTGAAAATTTATCACTTTGAGTAACTCAACAATTTTTTCTGCTTGCTCGTTCGGTTCATCTTGAGACCACCAAACATCAATTTGGTAATGGTATTCTCTTGAAATCTCGTTATCATCAGCGTATGTGTCAGGATTGAACGGTAAGGGATATATACGAATAATAGGCTTGTCAGTTTTTTCGTGAAAATGGTCATCTATAGTGTAGTTAAACACATTCACTTCATCTGTAATGTTATTTGCAATAATAGCGTTTCTAATTATTTTGGTAACATTAATCATTTTTGCAACCTCTTAGCAGTATCAAGCATTGTTTTTAAAACTTTGTTTTTCCCTTGCTTTTCTGTTTTTGTTATAAACAATTGTGGTTTTTGGTACATTGTTCCAAATTCTGTTGCATGAATACGGTGTGAGACGCCTTTAGCGTAACCAATTGTAACGATTTTCTCACTTGTGTGTCTGTCTGTTTTCACATTAGAAACAGCTATGTGATCGCGAGCATGCTTTTTAGTATTCGCAAAAGGTGTATTACTTTTTAAAAGCGGGACTAATGACATAGCCCCAGCTTTGACAATTACATTACTATTTAAATTCATTTTTAAAACTGCATTTTTCAAACCTTGTTCAATGTTATTACTTTCAATTCTTGCCCCCATTAAATGACCACCTCGCCATAGATACGCAAATAAGATTTATCTTGATAATCTGGCTTTACATATTTGATGTTAAACCTTTGCCCTTCATGCAAGACGTAATGCTTATTTGTTGGTTTATAATCACCTCGTGTATCTCTGATAATAATAGTTTTAATGAATTTGCTACCTGTATTGAGATTCGTTTGAGTGTCGGATTCTTTAGATTCTTGAATGCAAGCGAAACAAGAGTATAATATTTTCGTCTTCGGTTTCATCGGATTTCCGTTCACTCTCTCGCTTACATCTTCACAAAAATCTATGCGTTCATTTAATTTATTGGAATTAAATTTCATCATTTTCACTCTCCAAAAATTGCTCAAATGAACCTCTCAACTTATGCACAGTACTCAAAACCATATGAGGCGCAAGCGATAAATCCCTATCCAAATAAGCAATACGGTTTTCAAAATAGTAACTTGCTAAAGGGTATATAGCACGAGCAAATAGAGGATGACTTTTAAACCAATCAATATATTTACTTGGTTCATCCGTAACAGCGCTAGCTATTTCATGGAATGCCCAAGAGTAATATATTCCTAATAAGTCGTCCTCTGAATTGTGATCTATTTTGCAATGCTTTTTTAATAACTTAAGTTCCTCAGCTGTTAATTGCATTCAATCACCTATTCTTCTTTCACTCTTTCAAGTATTACTCCATGCTCTTTCAGCTTTTTGTTAACATATTCAGCACGTTTTACTGTCATTTCAACACGTTTACCTGACTTTAAATACTGGCCTTTTTCCAAGTCAGTATAAGATTTCTTCACTTCATACATTGCCATAGTTTATCACCTCTTTATAAAGTATCGAGCGCTTATTATGCTTCTAAGCCAAGATCGCCTTCACCGCGTTCACTATCATCATATTCAATCACAATTGCTGATTTATAATCTAGAATTCTACAGTCTTGACGTACAGCAATCATTAAACATTCTCCGAAATGCATGTAGTCAGTCCATGATGCTTGGTATTGAGAGCGGTCAAATAAAACAATCGCATCTTTTAAGTTACCGATAATCAAAGTGTTATTACCTTTTTGCCCTAGTACTTCATCAGGTAAAATTTCGATTTTAGCTCCTAATAAACGCTGTTGCGTTTTTTCTTTAACATCTGGCTGGATTAAATAGTTTCCTAGCTTATCTTTCATTTTGTCTAATTTTGCAAACATAGTTTGCGAAACAATCGCAACATTATGTTCGTAATTCGGCTTAACATTCAGGTTAATAGCATCTTTAATATCATCTAAAGATTTTGCTTTTTTAACTTCTAATTTCTTGCCTTCTTTTTCAAAACCTGAACTTGTAGAACCCGTTGATCCTTTAGTGATAACATCAATAATTGCTTTGTTTCGTGTTGCTGCAATAGTTCGCGCCATCCATAGTTTCAATTCTTGCAAAACATTCACTTTTGCATCTTCGATTGCTTCACGTGAAATTCGGAAGTAACCACGGTGTGTATTAATGTCATATGCTAATTGGAAGAATGGTTTAACTGCTAATTCAGGGTTTTCTTCTAATTCTTCAACTTTTTCAAGGGCTGCAACTTCTGATTGTCGTACTACCGGATATTTACCAGAACCATTTGTAACACGTTTGACCGTCACATACTTATCAAGATTAAACTCAACCTCTTTTAATTTTAAAATATCTGTAACAATTTCCTCTGGAATAACTACAAATCCTGAGTCTGTTTTTAACGAACCACCTTGAATATCATTGCGTGTTTCAAGGTATTCAGTAAAATCTCTAACTTCTTGTGATGTTACCTTTGTGTTTTGAATCGAAATACCTAAATCATTAATGTTTGCTTGGTTTCGATAAGTACGTGCTTCGTTTAATTCAACTGTTTGTGGATTGTTTTCTGAAGTTCCATCTTTTTCTTTTAGCTTATCTAATTCTTCTTGTTTTTCTTGGATTTGAGAACGTAAATCAGTAATTTCTTGTTCTAATTTTTCTGCTTTTTCTAACTCATCGTTATTAAGTGCTCGCGTTGCATACTTCACCTTTAAATCAATTTGTCTTTTAATGTCTGAAATCTCAGATTGTAACTTTTCTTTTGTTTTCATTTAATTTCCTCCTAAAATTGGCATAAAAAAATAGACATCGCTATATTCAGCATGTCCAATGGCTGTATTTGATAATGGTGTTCAACTTCACCAAATATTATTTAATATAGAGTGTTTCTTTAGTCTTATTTCTAATTCTTTTTTACGTTGTTCTTTTTTAACGGTTTCAATACTACGTAATGCTGGTTTAACATCAGTGTCTTTATAAGCCGGATAAGTCACTACAGAAACATCTGTAAGTTCACGAATTGCTGTTAAAGTACGTTTGTAAATGTTTTCTTGTTCATCAAAACGCACTTCATCGCCTTTATCGTCAAGCATAAAACCAAACGAACATTGATTGATGTTGCCTACACGCATGTTCTCATATAAATCACGTGCAAATGTTGTGTTTGGTAACTTACAACGATATTTAAGTCCAACATCATCAGTTTCGAGCTCCAAAGTACCCGATTTTGTCCTACCAATTATTTGCGATGGGATATGATCTACTAAACAACGCACATCAGATAAATCAGTGTTTTCTAAAGCGCGACGTGAAATCGTTTCTTTGAATCCACCAAGATTTTCAGACCAAGTATCAAACTTTAACGCATACCCCTCTATGACCATTTCGTTGTCATCATTTGAGCGTACCTCAATAATGTTGCCAACTCTCGTTTCCTTACTCATTTTCCTCACCACCTTTCAATTTTTTATCAGTAGCTCTCGATTTATTCATCTGATACTCATCTACAAGTTCAATATTCACATGGTTTAAATCGACTCTGTGAATACTACCATTACCGCCTGGTATTGGCGCTAATCCATCACGTTGTCTAATTTCATCAATATTCATCTTTCCAGAATCAATGTTAATTTTGTCAATTTCAGCTTGTGTTTTCTCATCAACAACTCGTATTTCAGTGGTATCAAATTTAAATTCACGATTCACATGTTCATCATTAAACTTAAAATTCAATTCTGCACAAACGCATGTAATATAAGGTTTTAAAGTTGATAAGTAATCTAAATTAGCATCCGTGATACTCATGTTCGCTGTTTCTATGCCGAACTTATGCAATGGAATACCAAATACACCTGCTATTTCTCTTGTTGATGATTTGTTTTCTCTGATAAGCTTTAAAACTTCTGTATCAACTTCTAATTGATCAAACGTCATTGATTCATCGAGTACGACAACTTTCCCCGCTTGTTTAGTTCCACTAAAACTTTTGTGAAATTCTTCTCTGGCACGGTCTCTTGCTTTTTTATTATCTAATACACCTTTCATTTTCAAAATACCACCAGCATGTGTGCCATTTCGCAAGAAATTGTTAAGGAAATCTTTTCCATTGTTATCTGATTCTATCGTGCGACTTAATGTGTCTAACAGTGACAAACCATTTATACCATCCAACGAATAAAATTTGATGTCTAACATATCCTCAAACTTAACATGACGCTCTATATTATTTCCGTTACTGTCTATCCTTTGATGAAAATAATACAGTCGACCTCTTGCGTCTGATTTCAATTCTATTTCGGATGTCTTTCTGAACGTTAAATTCATAGGTTCTCCTGTTTTATCACGTGTAATTTCAATATAGCCGTGCGATGTTAGTAAGGCACTAACAAACACTACTAATTTGAATATATAGCCGTTATACATTGGGTTAGGACGTGTATTTAACAAATTAACAATCCTGTCACTATAATTAATTTGACCGTTCACTGTCACCCTAATTGGCATGCGCGCCAAATCAGAAGCAATCATCATAACTGCAGTAAAGATGTCGCTATGCCTAATTGCTTCTATATCTTTATATTGTCGTAATTTTGTTCCTTGAAAACCTGGCAAAGTTTGAACCATCATTTGCAAATCTTCTTCGTTGTATTTTAAATCACGCATTTCAGTTTTATAAAAAATACCCAAGATCAATGCCTCCTTTCTTGATTACTTTCATGGTTTAATATCAATGAAATAACTATTAAAATAATGCCAGTTGCTAGCAAACCCATGTTGTGACCAAAAGTTTTATATACAGAGATATTCACAATACATAATCCTAATAAAAAAAGGATACTAACTAAATTAGCAACCAATAAACGAAAGACATCAGTTATTTTATTTAAATTCATACTGTCACCACCTTTAAAATCCAAACTCTTCACTTTCGTATATTTTTGTCCAATCTTCTTGGAACTCATGCATTCTCGCTTCAGTAAAAGCAGTTATTATCGAAATAATAGGGTCTATTTTCTGCCTATTGATTTTCTTATTGATTTTTACATTATCCTCTCCATCTCGAATCAAAATAGCGTTATTGACCGCTGTTGTAAGTAATGTATTATCACTATGTTGTATTCTTTTGTCTGCAACCCACATTCTAAATTCTTTGATCGATTGCGATAACGCTTTAAAACTTTGCCCCACTTCAATAAGTAGCCAATCTAAATGCATAGATTCAATGGTTGTAACAAAACTTTGAGCATTCCACGCATCATAACAGACGGCTTTTACATTTAAATCATGTATTTCTATAAAATCAATAATATAGTCAATAACTTGTTTATAATCTATCATGCCGCTTTCTGAGCGCGTTGTTTCTGCTTCACCTTTTTCAATCGACAAATTGTAATTTATTTTATCTCTTTTAATCTTCTGTTCTAAATTGGTTCTTAAACCTATAAAAGAATGACTATCTAAAAACACACTTTTATTATCAGTAGGGAAAATAAAACCTACAGAGGTTAAGTCGTCCAGCCTTGATAAATCGACTCCTATATAAACATCTTTACCTTTGATATCAGGTGTATTTGTTACTGCTTGTTCCCAATCCGTTATGTCAAGAAGACTATCTTCTCTTTGTGCTTGCCACAGATTAAAATTTTTAATTAATATTTTGTGATACGACGTACCTTTTTCTAATTCATCTTGTATATCAGACTTAATATTTTGTAGAATTGTTTTTCTATGCTCTTTCGATTCCAAAAGTGGCATGGCTTTTATCCACTTCGCTTCATCTTGAACCTCGTCTTGCGAATCCATTTCAGCACAATATACAAAATAATTATCAGCTTTAACTTTACCTTCTAAAATACGTCTAATATATTTGTACTCTTGATACATTTGACTGTTCAAATTATCCCCAGCTGTTGAAACAAGCAATGTCAAAGGGTTCTTTTGCAATGTCATACCCGTTTTAAACCTTGAATACATTTCATCGTCTGGCATACTTGCTAATTCGTCTAAAATAGCAACTGTAGGATCTTTACCATCAACCGCATCTGGGTTATTGGAAAGAGGTGCAAACACTGAACTACTTAATACATCTTCAATGTCTGTCTTTCTTACGTCTGTTTTTTCACGGATAAACTTGCTTTTACTTCGCATTAGGTTTACTTGTTGGCTTGCCATCTTGAATATTGTTTGCGCTTGCTTATAAGTAGATGAAGCTACATAAATTTGTCTATTAAATTTAGGGTATTGTCCAAACAACAGTTCATTAACGGACATTCCCGATACGATTAGAGACTTACCTTGTTTTCTAGCCATACTTATATAAGCTTTAGTAAACATTCTGTATTGACCTCTACGCCAGCCGTATAAGCTCCCAACAATGAATTTCTGAAACTCCATAAGAGGCATGGGCTGGTTTGTTTTAGGGTCTGGAAGCATTTCCACAAATTTAATTGCTTTGTTAGACAAATGATTATCCCAATGGCAACCATTCGGCGGGTTCTCCATAAAAGATAGGTGACGTTTACATACTTGAATATTCTTCAAACTTGCCAAAATTTCTCCTGAAACTACCTTTTTTGCGTATTTAGTAACATAATCAGTCATTACTAATCACTCACAAATTCCATATATGGATCATCATCTTCTTTTTCATCAGGAACCATAATACGCAATCGGCTATCAATAGTTAATCCTAAAGTATTAGCTGTTTGTTGCAATCGAATACCCGCTTTTTCCTTTATGTTGAACGCCGGATTAACCTTTTGATTTCCTTTGTCGTCTTCTAAAATCAAGTCTTCGCGCTCTAAAATCAAACTTGCTTTAACAAAGTCACTATAAAAACTACAATATTGTGCTAATTGTGCTTTATCTAAGTTGGAAATTGGCAATTCTTGCATGTGCGGTAATATTCTTAAGTATTCTTGTTTCGCTATTTCATCTAAAAAGTGAGGTGGTTCAGTATCGATTTTAGAAAATTTATTTAATTGAGCTTCTTGACGCTCTTTTTCAATAATTTCTTCTTTTGTATAATTCTTGTTCGAATTTGACAAAAGCTTCTTAGGTCTACCCGCCATAAATTAGCACCTCCTACTAAAAAACTTAAATAAAGGGAATTTTTTGAGAAGAAAACTCTGCTCCGTTCTCCAGAACCTTTCATTGACGCCCGTTTCATCTTTGGGGGGACTTCCTATTTTTATCTTTTTTAATATTTCTTCAAATCTTCTTTTGTCTTTTGGTTATGGCAAGCATCACACAAAGGCTGTAAATTACTTTTGTCTAATCTTCTTGCCCAATCAATTTTTGTTGGTACAATATGGTCAACCATAGTCGCTTGATTGCCACAAGAAACACAAATAAAATCATGTTCTAACAATACAATTCGACGCATGTTTTGCCACGTTTTCGATTTATAAAATCTTAAATACTCTGGATCGTTTCGACGTCTCAAATCATTGTAATTTTCATTTGCATATTGCTTGTGTTTATCACAATAACTTTCATTATGATTAATCAATACATTACATGTTGGATGACCACATCGCTTCATAATAGACAATGCACATCACTCCTTGTCGACTTTCTTAACATCTTGCACAGTTACTTGTCTATCATCTTTATCATTGCTAATTAACAATAAGTTTCCTATCGATCCATCAACAAGATACTTACTACCTTGAAACAATACTTTGTCTCCTTGTTTTATACCATTGTCTAAATTGATAGTCTGATTAGGTTTATTCATCAAGATAGTGTTAACACTATGACCAGCTATCTCATCCAAGTTAATACCTAACACGTTAGTAAGATTAGCTATATTCCACAATGCTTCGCTAAGTTCATTTATCATAATTCCTTTATCTATCGGTACATTACAAAACATATGCTGTTTAATTAGATCTGTAACATTGCCTGTAGATTGAGTTAAACCTAAGCCGTAACAAGTAATAGATTCATTTAAATTCAATTCATCATTGTGTGTACGTGTAGCTATCTCTTGGTACTTTGATATCTCCATTCTCCACCTCTTGTTTATAAAAATAAAAACCCTCACTTAATGTGAGAGTTCAAAAGAAATATAAATGTTTTGCTACACAGCAATTATAATAAAAAACAATATGTAGCATCAAAATTAGTCCGATGTGTACGATTTGTACGATGTGTCCGAACTGTACGATGTGTCCGAACTGTCGGTTTCTTGTTGCAAGTTATAAAGTATATTTACTATATCTTTTACTCTAGAATAAAAATTGTCTCTGCCTATATCAAGAATGCTCATGATCCTATTATGGCTTTCTCGTTGTTTTAACATTTGTAAAATATGATAATCTTTTTCATTCGTGATGTATTCTTCATATTCATCAATGAACGCTATCTTCTTAATCAAGTAATCGTACTTTCTAAGCGCTTTGTTTTTGTTTATAACTTTCACTAACACTTTATTGCTAGTCGTGCCTTTAGCTTTTGGCATCGCAGATTGATAACCATATTGTGCAATTGATGTACTTTCGTTATCGTAGACTTTACTGTCTATTATGTTCTTCATCCACTTGTAGTTATCTATCATTTCACGTATTTCTTTCCTGTTATACATGCAATACCTCCGATAATATAAATTACTTTTTAATATCGTTATTCATTCGCTTTAATTCAATCCTGTATTCTTTCAACCCGTTGTATCCTTTAGTTTTAACTACTTCATCAAGTAGATAATCATTCATATATCTGAGCGCTTGTATCTCCCTTGCACGATCACTATTAATACTGATACAAACTAATAGCAATATAGCAAATACAATAGTCATAGTAATCCACATCATTTAAATCTCCTCTTGTTTAAATTAATAATAATTCTTTCTTTTATCGAAGTTCTGTTTATTTTAAACTTTTGACTAAACTGTTCTTCAAATTTATCAAGATAAAGATTATAATCGTTTATTTTTCGTCGGTACTCTGAAGTGATAAAACTATCAATATGATTATAAGCTCTATTTTCATTCATTTTATTAATTATATTTTTTAAATAAGATATATCTTTTTGATATTCATTTATAATAGCAATTGTTTCCATAACAAAAGAAGGATTAAAAAAAATCTGATTTGTACTAAATTCATTGTTGAAACTCATCTTAAAATCTTCCATTGCCTTAACTCTATTTGATAAATTAATCATTTGTCTAAATCCAATAACATTTTCATACGCTTTTTTACTTTGCTTATCTAAATTATTAAAGACTTCAATATCAAAAAAATCTAAAAATTCATGCTGTTCTGTTGGAATAATATAAGCTCCAATCATCTTTTTAGCCTTTTTAAAACAATCTAAATATATCGGATATATTTGTTCTAAATTGATTTTTTTACGTTGTAAGTTAGAATCTGTAAAATACCTAAAAATCTCTTTAACTGAATAAAGCACAACACCTCCTGCTAAAGTATATATGCTTCCTATTATTTGCTCGTTCATTTTTATCTACCTCTTTATAATATTTTCTGAAAAGGAATCTATAATTTTATACATACCAAAAATTCCTAATGCATTTATTATCACTCCATCATCAATAATATATATGGATATTAAGAAAGCAAACAGCAAAACGATCAAATCATAAATAAATATTCTCATTATTCACTCACCTCCGCTCGAAAGACGTAATCACTCGGCGCCTCTACATCATCATTAGCCGTCATCATAATATATACTTGCTCAGTTACATACTTACCTAACTCATACATCGCTAGTAAGAATAATAGTCTCAAAATTTCTTTAACCACCACTAAACACCCCATGTTAATTTATCGATAATTTGTATAGCTTGTTTTAATGCGTCTCTTTTTTCTTCGATATCTCTATTATCGCCATCTTCATCAGCTGACATTAACTCACTGTCATATTCATATAATAGTTCTGATATTTTACTACTAGCTACTACTAATAAGTTTTCATCTACATCAATCGTTACCGTTTTCTTTGGCATCTCCATCTCTCCTTATCTTAACTTATGCCTCGTATTTGCGCTCAGCTTCTTCTTTACTCTCTGCCTCAACAACTGTAAACGTCTGATTATCTCTAGCAGTAGTAAAATGTTCATGTGGTTGTCCTGTTGAATCTTTGAATGTTGTGACTAAGTATTGTGTCATTCCTCATAGCTCCCTTGAACTTGTTTGAGCTTACTCATAAAAAACATTACTAAAAATGCTATTAAGATATGCGTCTTTTGATGTTTATAAGCAAATGTAGATATCATAAAGATAGTAGCAAGCATTAACATTTCATATATGTTTGTGTGTATAGTCTTTTTACTCTTAAGAAAAATAATTGCTATGCGATAAAAGAGATAAACGCCAAACCCTATTAAAAATATTTCTAACATGTCGCTCACTTCCCCAAAACCTCCTTGACTCGATCTAAGATGTCTTTAAACTCCGCTACTTCCGAAGCCTTTTGCTCCACGTTCTGAAACACACTCGAATTCCTCCACTTGATTTAGTTCCGGTGTCCATATAGGCACAATAACCAATTGAGCTAGTTTGTCGCCTTTGTTTATGACATAACTACCATTCATACATAAAATTTTATCTGTTACAGGTAGTCGGGCATACTTTCCATCTATCCCAGCAGGACTCCGACCAAAGTTACTCATATCCTCACTCTCTAACGTTTCATTATCATTCTTGATATTAATCCCTAAATTGCCATGATATCCCGCGTCTATCTTGCCTGTTTCAATCACTAAATACGTTTTACTACTTACACCACTACGACTAGTTAATAGTCCGACATAGCCCTCTGGTATACTCACAGCTACATCTGTTTTAATCACTGCCTTTTCTTGTGGCTCGAGTACGACGGTTTCAGCTGAGAATATGTCATAACCTGCATCCGTCTTATGATTTCGTTCGGGCATTCTAGCGTCTTTTGATAATAGTTTCACTTGTAATGTGTTAGTCATTTTCCTGCTCCTCCTCATATTTATAGACAACTTGACCCGTCATAATCCCTACTGCTTCATCAAGTTCAATATCTTCTTTGAGTGCATCTTGCATAGCATTAGGTAAACCCTCAAGTATTTCATCAAACGCTTGCGCTTTCTTATACACGTCTTCAACCTCTTTTAGTAATCCCTCTGTGTCATTACCGTTATACGCACTAGCACTAATAACGGACTGTTCGATTTTTTCGCGATTATTCATTTGTGTCATCCTCCATAAAAATTTTATTGTTTAATTCCATTCCGAATTTAACTCTTTCATCATCGTTACCGAATTTGTTTATTAAATCTCTTTCAACGCTCTTGCAATACCTATCCCATGCGCTTGCTTTCTTCTCCAGTTCTTTGTTACAATCTCGTAACTTCGCTATAACCCCAATAAGCTCATATCGTTGCTTCTTGTACTCTTCACAATCTTTTAATGCTTTGTGAAGTTTATCTAATAACTTGTTAGAGTTAGTACAAAGATTTTTATATTGTTCATCTGATAAGGTGAACGTCATCTCATAACCTCCAATAGCATCTCATTTTCAAAAATATTTCCAACAATTTCAATAATATCGTCATTTTCACTTAGTAATTCAGTTACATTGCTAAAAGTTATATAAAAGGCTCCTTCTTTAAACTCGATAAAACTTACTTCTCTCGAATAACAATCTTGAACAATATCCCCTTCATAAATCTCCACACCGTGCACATCTTTAAATCCTGTGTATTGTAATAATTTTACTTCATTGAAACTTTTATAACCTGTTGAAATCAAAATGTACCCACTATTAAAATCGATTTCGTCAATAATACTCATAACTTTTTTATCTTTATCCCAAGCTTTAAATTTCAACATCATTCTACCAATCTCCCATCTTTCCAAATTAATGTCATAGTTAGGCCGTCGTTCAAGATGTAGAATGCTTTGGTAGGGAAAAACGTGTTCTCTAAACGTTCGTTGATACTAATACTTGTGTGTAACGCTGACATACAGGCTCCCTCTTGAAGCTCGTACACTTCAAACAACCTATCAAATACTGTATCTTCTGTGATTTCCTCTTCAACTTCAACTATGAAAGGAGTATCAATTGGAATAAAACTTGATATCGAACACGTATTTGTATTTCGTTGAAAACGAACGAATCCATTACTAAAACTTTTTGCAAGAAAAATTTTTCCTTTTGATAGCTCCGGATTTTCTCGCGCCCACTTAATTAATTCATCTAGTCTCATTTCTTTTTTAACTTTGATTTTCATTTTTACATCTCCTTAAAATAAAGTTAGTTGCTTCTGTTCCTCATATTCCAAACCATGTTGCTTTATATATATTTCGAGCTCTTCCGCTGTATCAAATGTCTTTTTCACGCCTTGCCAACCTGGCACGATATGACCGTGAAAGTAATAAGTGCCATTTACTACATGGATATGTGCCACTCGTTCGTTATCCTGATACAGATATCTCTTAGAGCCGAAAAATTGGTTTAAGTATTCTTTATGCGCGTTATCTGTCATGGTCATTACTCCCACAAGTCAAACACTCTATCTACATAAAACTTCGCTTTTGCCATATCCTCATGACCATTCTTTAACGGTGCTCTAGACAAGTATTTGATTGCATTACCTATTGCAAATGCTAATTGTGGTGGATACTGTGCCGTTACTTGTTCAATAAAATCTATAATTTCAATATCGCCGTATGTGTAATGTGCTGGTTGCTTAACATTGTCTTGCGTTTCATTCATATCTACTTTTCTGTTACTGATTATGCTCATTATGCTTCACTCCATTTCTTGAACATTTGGTTATAAGTGACATCGAACCAGTACGGATCACGTGAATGTTTTTGTGGTACATTAAACAAATGTGGTTTCCTCTTACGTAGTTCAACCTCTTTACGTCGTTGCCTAGCTATTTCACGTTCTTTGCTCTCTCGTTGCATAATTCTGGATAATACGATTTCTTTATACTCAGCTAAGCGCATGCCATAAGGTGCGTTTAAGGCTTCTAACAACGCCCAGCCACCACGTACTCTTTTTGCAACCATTCCAGGAGTTAACCCGTTCTTTTTTATCAATTCATTTTCATGTTCGGTAAATTTATTATGGTTTACCGTTAATCTTCACGACACTCATTTATTCCACCTCTACATTTACATTTCTAATTTTTAAATTGTCATACTCTAGTAATTCGTCTGGATTGTTATATAAGTAATCTGCCAGCGCTTCTTTTTCGATATCCACATCATCAAAATACTGATATTCAACTTCTGTAGGTATTCTTATATCAATCGTTGCGTTTATATATGCTTGTTGTTGCATTAAATCACTTCATTTCTCTTTTTCTTTTACGTCTGACTTTCACTAAGTCCTCATATACCATCCATTCTTGACCTGTGTATTTAGGCGCTTTACATATCCACGTTAAATTCACATCTCTATACTGATATCTGAATATCTTCGCTTTGATGTTGGCAACTTCAGTCGCCTTACCTTTAACGTCTATAACTTCAACCAGTTTCCCTTCCTTCCACAAAGAGAAATCGGCTATATACGTAATCGGTCTTTGCTTCCCAAATTTAGGTTGTAGTTCGAATTTAGGTTGTAGTTCGATACGATCATAGTTAGTGCCATTCATATTACTTTCTAAATATTGGTAATATTCGCACTCTACTTTGCTATCAAATACAATTCCTTTGTACTCAACTTTCTTAGCGTTGTATTTACTCATTGTGCACCTCTATAAACGATAATTGCGCTAGGAAAAGGAGCGCTGTTTTTACTATCTCCAAACTTCAGACGACCGCGTAGGAATCTTATATCATCAGCCTTATTAAAAATGTAATCATGCCAATATGTCGTGTCTGTTCTTGCGGGTATTAAACAAACTACCGTTGCGCCTTTCAAACTTTCTTCATAAGCCTTCTTGACCCAACGCTTAATACTTCGACCGTATGGCGGGTTCATAAAAACAATGTCCTCAGACCAGTCTTGAATTAACCCATTATCTTTTACTGTATAATACTTCCGGCATTTGGCGTTCTCGTCTGTTGAACAAGGATCTAATGTAAAACTGAATTCTTCGTTTAGGTCATCAAATAAATGTTGTGGTGTTGTCCACTCGTTTGTTTTACTACTGTAATGTACTTCCATGTGCCACCTCTAAATATCAAATATCGTTGCTTGTAAACCTAATTCTTGCTCATATAGAAGCCCGTGAGCGCCTTTAAATCGTTTTAGGTCACTATCAGTCATAATTTTCTTTTCGTCGCTGAAATGGGCTCCTGTGAGCGAATAAACTTCATTTACGTTGTCTTTATACTTGATGACTTTAATATCTTCCGTGCCATCTTCTCGGTATAAGTAATATTTTTCTTTCGGCATTTTTAACACTCCTTAATGTGCGTTTTCTTCCAATTGATTTCATTCATAATTTTCTCTTCAACTCTGTCGTAATCATCGAAAGGCGATAACTCGTTATTGTCTAACAATCTGTTAACTGCCCAACCAATTTCTATATAGACATTTGCTACAATCGGGTCATTTTGCTTTGTCTCTTCATACATCGATTTCAATAAGCTTTTGAATTGCATGATATTCATGTGAAAAACCTCTGAGTCTTCTTGTAATACTCAAATTCAATTATTCCGGTTTCACCGTCTTTGTTTTTGGCTATGTTACATTCAACAATAGATTTGCCAGTGATACTGTCATCTTCGTCACGGTTATAATAATCATCGCGGTAAAGTAACATTGCTAAACTCGCATCTGCTTCTATTCCGCCTGATTCTTTCATGTCCGATAGCATTGGTCTTTTATCCTGTCTAGACTCGACGCCACGATTCAGTTGTGAAAGTAGTACGATGATTGCGCCTGTCTCATTAGCGATTATCTTTAAGTCACGTGATATCTTTTCTACTGCTACACGTCTATCAACTTTCGCATCAGTATCCATCAGTTGAAGGTAATCTATAAAAATAACTTGTTGACCGTCTGAATGCCTCATTGCTTGTGCTCGCACATCTTGCGGTGTGATATTACTTTTATCAGAAATATCAATGCCTAATTTCATGATTTTATCCATCGCATTCGTTAACTTTGTTAAGTCATCCGGCGTTAAGTTCCTGATTTCTTTTATCTTTGTTAACTCAATACCAGTAATTGTTGATAACATACGTTTCAATACCGATGTGCCGGTTGTTTCGAGACTAAAGAAAGATGTTTTGTATCCATTTTGTGCTATGTTCAGCATCATGTTTAATGCAAAACCTGTCTTACCCACTGAGGGACGCGCTGCGATGACGATTAATTGCGACGGCTCCAATCCCCCTATTTTGTAATCCATGAGCTTATAACCCGTCTTAATTTGCTTCTTAGGGCTATCGCTGTATAACTCATCGACAAACTCCTCAACAAACTTCTTGGTTCCGTCTTCTTTTCTGTTAGTAATTGTTTTTAAATCCTTGAGTTCATCAATCAAGTTATTAAAATTTTGGTTCGTAGGTTGTTGTTTGAACTCAGTTACCAATTCTTTCGCTTTGTTGATTTGATAACTTTCCAATAATTCTTGTTGATAACGTTCAAAGAATCCGTATCCAATGAAATCGGAGTTGTAAAGTTTAGTTATAGTATCTGCATCTAAAAACTCTTTATCTTTAGTTGCTTTTAAATAGATTTCTTGATGATCTATCTTTCCGACGTCCATTACATAATTGAAAAAGGTTTTAAACTTTTCGTTCGTAAACATGTAATCTTTAACTCTTATCTTTTCTAGTACGTCCGGTTGTTTAAGTAGCGTAGCGATTATTGTGCTTTCAATTTCAAATTGACCGTAATTCATTCGTTATCGCCCCCAAATTCTGCCAACTTATTCATGAAGTTATCTAGCGCTATTTTTCTTTGTCTGACATATTCGGGGTCATTCTGCATTTTCCATTGGTGTGTAGCGGTTTCGTTGTCTACCGGCTCAATAGATACTTTTTTAGGTGCCTTACGCATGATTGCTGGTAGGTTAGGCGGGTACGGGTTGTTACTGTTGATATATCCATCTACAGCTTTTACAGTTGGTTGATAATCCCCGTTTTGACTTAATACATCAATCCACATTTCTAACTTTGGTTTATCAAAATCAATGTTGTATACGTACCTAACTTTTTTAATAATTTCTAATGCTTGTGTTTTGCTCATCGGCATTAGTCATCACTCAATTCTTTTTCCATTTGTGCAATGACATCATCAGTAGTATTTTTTCTAGGTGCTATTTTATTTTCTGCATCTTCTTTTGTTTTGACATTCTCTTTAGCCCAGTTGTTTAAAACTTTAATTAAATAGCCACCATGCGCACTTTTGCTTTTAGTGTACTCAACACCTACTTTTACAACTTCAAAAGCGTTTGTACCTATATCATCAATAGCAAACCCTAATTGTTCCATTTGATTAGGTGTTAACTTATCATCCAAATTTGCAATTATATATTTTATTGAAGATGAGAAGACGGCTTCTCTTTCTTCTTCTTTATTCTTATATTCTTCTTCTCTTTCTTCTTCTTCTGTATCGTTACGTAACGTTACGGTAACGTTACGTTTTGCTTCTAGTAACTTTTTCTGTTTCTCACGATAGCGTTGTTGTCGCAATTTATTTTTTTCTTTATGCTTAGCTTTGCTATCTAAGCTTTGATGCTTCTCCCAGTTTGTCACTTTTATGACACCATTAACTTTTTCAATCATGCCCAATGTCTCAAAAGTTTGAATTGCTAACCTTATTGAGTTAATAGGTCTATTAAATTCATTTGCTAACATTTCTTCGTTGTACGGCAAGTTTTCGGATAGCATAATATAACCTTGTTCATTGTACTTTCCTGATAAAGTTAGTAACTTAACCCAAATAGTTATGATCGTATCTCTTTCGGGTAAAGCTTCGATATATTTGATTTTGCTGTCATCAAACATGCCAACTTTAAGTTTTATCCACGATACTTCTCCCATTGTTTTCTCCTTTCAGCATTTTGTTGAGCCTCTCATCAACTTTTATCCACGAGTCATGCAAGTGGTATTTATCATCAAACGACTTAACGCCAATTGCATGTTGCTCGTTGTGATGATCGCGACATAACGCTAATACATGTTTGTCATAGTGATTCATCTTGTTTCTGTTCATGCCTCTACCGACTGCTTCATAATGTGCTAAGTCAGCGTGAGGCTTTCCGCATATAATGCAATGACGCGTAACAGTTGCCCAATAAAGATAATTTTTATCTTCTTTCATTAATTTGCTTGTTTTATAATTTAATGGAATCGCATTTGTAAAAATCCACTCAAACATCGCTTCTATAATTTGCTTAGCTATAGTTCGAGAACAATTTGATAAAGATATGCGTTCTTCATAGCCATACAGAAACTTCACATAATCTTGGAACATTTGCCTCATATAATCTCGAGGTTGTCCTGTATGAGCTTCTATATCGTTACACAATGCGAATATCAATTTGCGTTGCTTGCCGGTAATTCGAAATGGATCTATGACGCTTACATCGACTTCTACATCAAATCCGTTATCAAGTAGTAATGTTTCTTTATTGCCTAATTCAACACCCGAGATGACAACTGTTGTTGTACCGTCATCTTGAGTGATATAACTAGTAATTATTGGCATCTAATCATTCCAATCAGAACGGTAAGTCATCATCAGTAATCGCAGTGGTATTATCAAAAGGATTATTACCAGTTTGAGTTTGTCTTTGTTGATGATAATTGTTGTTTGGTTGTTGGTTGTTATTCTTCGGTTCTAAGAATTGAACACTGTCCGCTACTACTTCTGTCACAAATACACGTTGCCCGACTTTATTTTCGTAGCTACGTGTTTGTAGTCGCCCGTCTACACCTGCCAGCGACCCTTTAGAAAGGTAGTTTTTAACATTTTCAGCTTGTTTCTTGAACACTACTACGTTTATAAAATCTGCTTCACGCTCGCCTTGAGCATTCGTGAATGTTCTGTTTACTGCCAATGTGAATGTACCTACATTTACGCCATTTGGCGCGCTTCTTAATTCTGGGTCTTTTGTTAAGCGTCCTACTAATACTGCTCTGTTTAACATTATTGTTTCTCCTCACTATCCAATTGTTTTAATCCCGCATCTAATTTTTGGTGTGCTTCTGCGATTTGTTTTTGACTTAATTTATTAATGTTAGATATTTTTAGCCATCTCATCGTTTTATCGATAGTTGCATCTCGCCCTTTTTCTTGAGATAAGTTCACGAACTGATTGATACGCTCTTCTAATTCTGTAATATCGTTGTCACTTGCACTTGGTAGTTCCTCGCCGTTGTAGATATATAAGCCTAAACCGTGTAAAGCCGAAGCTTTAACAAAACATCGTTTTTGCGCTTTGTTAATATCGAAAGTTGTTGCACTACCTTTAGCAAGCGATTTATTTCTAAAGTCCAATACTGGAAGCCACTCAGTCTCTGTACTATCTTTCACAGTCACAGATACCTGTACAAAATAGCCTTCTGGTGTAGCCAAATAAGGTACAAAATAATTTTCTGTGTTAATATCTGGATGTGGAAACTCGTGTACTTTTACTGTGTAGTTTGGGTCAATCTTTTTCAGCTCTTGGTGTGCATATGACCATGCTAGATAAGTTAATCCATTTTTTTGTTCTGTATGATCATTCACGTTTTTACTGTTCAACTGTTCAAATAATGTTTGTTCAGTCATGTTCTACCTCCTCGTACTCAATAGTTTCTGTCACTGTTTTCTTGATTGCTTTGTGATAATCCATATTGATACTCGCTTCTTCCATACCGTTAAACTCCCTAGCTCTATTTCTATTTGTGGAGTAACTAATATCTGAATTGTTATCGGTTGGTTTGTTAGTTATATAAATTGGCATATCCCTATGACGAATGATATAAGTTACAGTCTGCTTCATAGCGACCTCCTACCATTTCATGATTAAATTGATTAATTTGTCCTGTTCATCTGTGTTATTTTCAATCCATTCATAAATACTTTGTTTCAAAATATCTAAAGCTGTGTATAGATCGTTCTCGTCAGAAACTAGTAGCCCGTCAATTGAATTTCCTTCATGATCTAAAACGACTATTTCGACGCTATACGCTCGTTTCTTAACTCTTAATCGAAAATCAAAGCCATCTACATTAATTATTTTTTGACATACGTCACCCGTTTTGTAATACATTGTTTTAGCCCTCCTTGTTGTTATCTATAGCAAGAAATTTTTGTAGTTTACGTTTTTGAATGGCGTTAATGACATCGTCGAAATTAGTAGCATTATCCAATAATTCAGCAAGATTAAAAGCATTGCCAAGCGCAGAACTTGAACTTTTTATGAAATCTCCGTTGCTAACTCCTATTGCTGAAAAAAGTAAAATATCAAATTTGCTTTCTCCCTCAATTTCTTTCGCTAATTCATACAATTCTCCGCTTTTTTCAGATAATAAGCCTTTTATTTCGTCCTGAGTCATGTCTTTATAATTTTTAGTCATAGTTGACTTCCTCCGTTTTTCGTTTTATATTTAACTTGAAATTTTTCTTAAGTGTTTGATACTGTTACTTGTTGTCGCAAGTAGCAGTTTTTTATTCTTCATAAAAGTATTCCTTATAAAATATGAATGTCGCTATGCTTGCGAATCCTGCAATTGACCATGCTGTAGTGAAGTATAGAAACGGCATAAGTACAATCGCTAAGACTGTGAAGCATAGTACTGCTAATAGGTAGCTTTTATAAATGTTGCTCATTTAACATCCTCCTAATACCATTTTTTATGCTTTCTGATCAAATACTCTTCCAATTTAGAAATATTAATCAGAGTGCCTGTTGGTGAATAATCAATGTATAAATTTTCTACACCTAAATTATCTTTGCGGTAATATTTCAACCAGTTGTATACTGTACTTCTACATACTCCAAACAATTGATGGATTTGTGTAGGTGTTGCGTATAACTTTTTCACAAATTTTTCTTCGCCTCTATATGTGTTTTCTGGTGTTGGTGGTACTATGATTTTTGGCATTTCTATCTTTCCTTTCGTGTATAATGTTGTTATTTGCTAATAGTTTGTTCGGCGAACTTCAAAAGGCGACGAGCAGATTCAGTAGAATTTTCAGCATCTTTCGGTATGGTTAAAGATTTGTTGTTTAGATAGTCACTCAACGCCCTGCTACTAATCACAGGTTTTCTAGTGTGCTTCTCAATCTTCCAAACCTTCCACGTCACAACTGCCATTGTGATGAGGAGGGTTGTTTTATACAATTTGTTCACTGTGAATCCTCCTTAAAAAACAAACTTCTAAATCCTGATTTTTCATATCTACCGGGTCTGCCTTTTTCACTCTTTGCATAATGCTCTATGTTTATGTCGTAACCACCTTCGTAATTTCCGTTTCTAGTTACCCATAAAAATTTAACTACTCGTTTGCTCTTCAGCTCTCCACCTTTATAAATGACTAATGGAACGCTGTTTTCATCTTTCACTTTGATGACAATTAGATCTTTGTGTCTGATATTTTTGTTGAACTTTTTTAAAATCTCCCTCATCTCATGAATTTTTTTCAATATTAATTTCATTACTTTTTGAATGTTCATTTGTTACATCTCTTTTCGTGTATAATTTAGTTATCAACCTAAGGAGGTGATGCGTGTGAATATCTCAACTTTTTTAGTACTACATAAAGCCTGTAGCAAAGAAAAAATAAAACTATCTGATCAGCATAAAGACTTTGAATACATGCTTCGCAAAGAATGGATTACTCAAGTTGAGAACGACCTCGAAATTTCTGAAGATTCTTCATTCTCGATTCTGTATATGAAATACAGTGGTTACGTGTCTATAACATCTAAAGGTAAAGATGTTTATTTTTCCGCGCGTAACAGCTGGATTAGATGGATTCTTGGTACAATCATCAGTATTTCTATAGCAATTGCATCACTAGTAATAAAAGCGTTACTAGAATGCTAGTTGCACAAATCAAAGCTACGCATGGGATTAAATCTACTATCCAAACCCTTTTTTGATTAGGCTCATTTAAATATTTATACATATTAAATAGCTTTTCTAACTCGTCATTACTGATGATAGATGTTGAATTTTCTTTATGTTTAAGTGTTTTAAGAATTAGTAGTTCTAACTTTTCTTTGATTGGTTCACTCATTTGTTACATCTCCTTTCGTGTATAATTTAGATATCTCCTACAGAGAGGAGGTAAGGAATCTATATAAAACCTGTTATCATAGAATCGCGGACAGAACACCGAAAATCAGAGCCACAAGTGACAGAGTTAACATCAGTAAATAAGGTAAGTGCTCTTTCCAACCCCAAGGATGGTTTTTTAAAGAAGTTTTTATATCATTTAAAATCTTAAACATTTGAAATCCTCCTTTTTCGTCACTCTTTAATTGGAGTGGCGTTGATTTTTTTGTCTAACTTTTTCAATGCTAATTTGTAAATAACTGAAGCATGTTCGGTTTTAAAATGAGATTCAGCAATAATTTTCAATGTTTCTAATTTATTTCTTGCATCACCGTATGTGGTACTTTCTGATAGAACACCTTCTAAAATTTGTTGAACTCGATAATCTAAAAGTTTTAAGTCTTTATTGATGCATTGTTCGACACACTCTTCTTTGGTTAATGTGATTTGTTCCA